ATGGAGGGCATGTATGCAACTGATGCAACTGCCAATAGCGAAGATGCCTCTCGCATGCGCAGTGCACTTCCATACCTATCAGTAATGGCAGAACTGCCAACTACATCTAACGCATTTCGCAACTATGTAAGGTATCTAAAGAGCATACTGTGAGTTTTAGCGAAAACATTGGAGAAGCAGCACAACGGCTGCAAAAGAACGGGTTTGCCAACGAAATCGGCTTACCGGCATTTATGTTTGACCTTGCCTCTGTGCGGTCTAACGATAAAGGCTGGCTTGGCGATGCAGTTAATCTTGCAGGCAGCGCGTTCCGAGTAGGCTTACAGGCAGTAAGTTATCCAATTCGCAAACCTGTTGGTTATGCTTTTGAAAAAGCAATTTTACCTACAGCAATGTTGTCTTATGAAACTGGTGGTCGTTATCTTCGTGAGCCACTATCTGCAGCGTTATTAACAATAGCAGCAAAGGGCAATGCTAAAAAAGCATGGGATGCCCGTGATGAAGTTTCTGTGGGTCAGGCGTTAACTTATCTACAATCTAAGTTACCAACAAGTTTTGGTCAAGCGGAGTTTGCTCCGGGCTTTGACCTTTTTGACCCTAATGATAGAAAAGTTTTTGAGGAAGATTGGACCGCTCGCACACTTAGCGGTACCTACGATACTTTCTTTACAACAGTCACCGACCCGCTAGGCAAAATTGGTAAGGCTGCTGCTTTGGCTCGCAAGGCAACAGTTACCAGACCTATGGGCGCAGTAGATTCAAACGCTGCTCGTCTTGCAAAAGATTTCTTTATGCCACGCACTACTCGTAATGTGCGTATTTTGTCACCACAAACTCTTGCTAACACAATTAACGATGGCAGAGTTGAAGGTGGCGAAGCCTTTACAACCCTTTCATGGTTTGCCAAGTCTGACCGCACAACAATCAGACAACATCCTATGGTTGAATCATCTAACGATGCTGATACTTTGGCATACCTACTTGGCGAAGCAAAGACAGTAGATGATGTAGCAGATACTCTTGTTGCTGCTGCAAGACTTGGAACTAATAAAGAAATTGGCTCCGCCATGGCTCGCCTTATTGCCAAGCGTAGAGATTTAGCATTTGTTTTAGACAACATGAACCCAATGGCAAATCGCGTAACAAAGCGCGTTATGGATAATTTGCCTACTAATGGGTTAGTAGATGATGTAAACAAGTTAGAGTCTGCTAAAGCCCTAGTTAGCCAGATAGAGGCTGACCCTTACTACCGCATGATTCGCTCCTTTAATGATAAAGGTGCTGATTTAACAAAGCGTACAATAGGTAGACCATACTTTGAAAAGTTAGCAATTAGTCGTGCAGAAACAAGAGCAGCGCGGATTAAGGGAATAGATAGACCAACAACTTTCCCATTTATAGGAATTATCCAACCAACTAGATTCCACCCAGTTGTTGCGGTGGTTAACTTTGGATTACAAAAAGTTGGCGATGCGTTTCAAGAAATGCCAGCCGGATACATCAGATTCCATGAATCAGATTCAGTAAAAGAAATTTACGCATTTGGCGAGAATCTACGCAGGCTTGTAGGACCGGAAGCAGCACAGCCACTTATTGATGAAGGCACTTCGGCATACATGCGTGCAGGTGGTATTCCTGAATTGCGCTCAAGAGTTGCTCAATCTTATGAAGATTTAGCGGTGTCAGCAATCAATCGTAAACTTGGTTTAACTGACGAAGAAGGCATGGCAATTTGGAGTCAATACAAATCACGCCGTCAAACTGCAATGGATTCAATTCGCTCCAACAAGTTCTTGATGACCGAAGAAGATGTTATTCTAAAAGTTCCATACCTAGAGCGCCAAGGTGCCAATGCGCTACCAATGGTAGATTTAGAGAATTATTATCGGGTAGTTGAAAAGAATAAAGATGTTCTTAAGAGTCTTGGTCGCATTGACCAAATAACAGACCCTGACACTTTAAGATTTGCTGCCGGAATACTTAATGACATGTGGAAGGCTTCGGTGCTTTTGCGCCTTGGTTATACAATCCGAAATGTCAGCGAAGCAGCACTCTCGCTTTTAGGCACAGGCTATGGATTGCTTGCTGCTGCAGATTTAAACAAAGAAGGCTTTAAGGCTTGGTACACAAACCGAGTTCAGGGACTTGAGCGGTTAGCCGATAGACGACTTGTTGCCAAAGGTTATCGTGAGGATTCCGTAACTATACGCCGTCATCTAGCCGATGAACAAAGCGTAATAATGATGGGTGAGCGTTCGCTAAACGATTTAGATGCCTCACTTCCTGCGCTTGAAAAAGAATTTTTACAGGGCAGATTAAGCCTTGAACAATATAGAGAACTATTAGAAGTATCTGAATATACAACTGGACAGTATCTCTATCATGGTTCAACAGCGCCAATTCGCCAACTGGATAGAACTAAGCCAATGGCTATGTCCTATAGCGAAGATGTAGCGCAGCAATATGCAGAGGCTGGTATGCCTCGTATTAACGCATCTGAGATTTACAAGCGCATAACTGGTCGCGCTTATCAGATGCCTAAAAATCTTCGTGAGGCTCCCGGCGCTCCTATGGGTACTCCTGAAGTTGTTGCGCAGATGCCAAAAGAAGAATTTGAAAACTTTGTTGCCCCTTATGTAAATGGTGCCTATGGCAATATACAAAAGGCTTTGCGTAGCGCAGAAGGACTTACACCTGACAATACTGCCCCGGGTTGGACAGAGCAATTTAAGGGACTAAGTAGAACAATTCGGCGTTCTGAAATTACTGAGCCAACAACTGTATATCGCATGACCAAAAATATAGATTATTCAACTGGTAATGTTGGAGATATTATAGAAGAAGGCGCTTTTACTTCTACGGCAAAAGAATTTAGTGCAAGTACAATAAATAACTTTGGCATGGCTCCTGTTCTTTTAACTATTCGCCTTCCTAAAGGAGCAAATGGTTTAGACATTGAGAGAACTTATGCACAATTTTTACCCGGATTTGAACCTCGTTCCGGTTATCAATATGCTATGTCCGAGAAGGAAGTTTTACTTCCAGCAGGTATGAAGTTTAGGATTGTTTCTAAAGAAGGTGAAGGAACAATCCCAGAAGAAGCATTATCGCAAACAGTGCGTGATGCTATTGCTGCAGGTGGCAGCACGCCACAGTTTATCCGCATAACAGTAGAGCCAATCCTTGAGGCACGCCCCGGGCTACGCCAACCATCAGGTGCAATGCAAACTATTGCTGCAGACATGCGTGATGGTTTTATCAATAGCGTAAATAATGGTAACAGCGTTGAGATGCTTAACCCATCCACTGGTCGCTGGACAACTATTAACCCTAATACAATTTCTCAGAAGTCTTTGGTAAACAATGAGTTCCGTATCCGCAAGCCGGGTAATGAAGGTGTTGTTTTGGGTCAAAAGGTCTATGGACTTGAAGTTGATTTGCGTACTGCTAATGCTTCTAGCCCGCGTTTAAACTTGGTAGATTATCCTGAGTTAAAGAAAGTTCTTGAAATTGAAAAGGGTGTACCTCGCAACCGAGCATCATGGGAAGGTAAAGAGGAGCGCATCCTTAACTGGATGAGAGCCAATGGCATTGGTAAGGTTGTCTTACCTGACAATAAGGCTAATGGTAAGGCTACTGTACTGGTTGACCCTGACATGGTTGAAGGATTTAACCAACGCCCATTTGTAACCCTTGCAGAGCGTAGACTTAGCGCTGTAAGAAAACAGCAAGAGATGATGGGCGATGTGCCTCGCATGTTTAGCATCATTGAGCGTACCATTCAAAATCAGGGTGGTACTTTCAACTTCCAAGGCGATGTGCCAGTTGAAGGATTTTCGGTTGCTATCCGTGGCGCAACCCATAAGATGCCTTTGGCAGATGCTTCTTCCAACCCACAAGCATGGGTAGATTCCGTTGCCGAGCACTTTGAGAAGAACCTTGAGAAGTTTGGAAACGCTGACCACTTTGGTACTTGGGTTGAGGACATTGATGGCGTGCCACATATTTGGGCAGAGCCTACGAATGTTGTTGCAACTAGGGCAGAGGCTGTTAAACTAGGCGTTGAAAGAAACCAAAAGGCAGTAGCAGATATGGCTGCTATAGCCCGAAAAGATTTTGATACTGCTTTCATTAGTACGGGAGGAACCGGAGATGTCGGAGCAACAGCAAGGTTTGCATTGGGTGCGGGCACCGAAGCCCGTGTCGGAAATGTCACCGCAAGAGCGCAAGGACTTCGCCAGACTACTAGCGGAAAGAGCGTTACAGAGCGCATTAAAGAACTCTCCACAACCCCAACCGGGAGCAGATACCCAACCGCAGGACTTATCTCCTCAGTAAGAGAAACTGCTGACTATATTGCTGCTTCAAAGCGCAATATGGAAAGTTTATTACTCAAATTAAATGCTCGTGTTGCTCAAGAAGAAGTGCTAAATGCACCAAAAGCAATACAAGGAATGGGTCGGCGCAGAACTAAATTATACGATGGCTCTGTTGTTGAGTATGATGATGCTTTCCGTGGTGAACCCGGTCAGATTTTACTAGACCGCACAAGCAATGTGGACACCTATCGTCAGATAGTAGACAATCCAGCACAGTATTTCTCATCTCAGTATGGAAACTTTGTCCAAGATAGGCTTACACCCAACATGCCTGACTATTATTCAGGATGGGCTAACCAATTAAACATCTACTTCCGCTCACCTGATGGCAGAATTGACCCACTAATCCAGCAAATGCTTGATGGTGTGCGCCCAGAGGAGATGGTTGCTTGGCTTCGTAAGCCTGAAAATGTGGCTTATGCCCGCAAATTCAACATAGATGTGCCGGGTATCAAAGTTCCGTCTGAGCGTTTGAATGTTTCTATAGATGCAGAAGATTTTGTTGGTAATTTGTATGGCGCTTTCAATCGTTACCTACCCGATGCTCAAATGCAAGAGGCGTTTCGTAATGGAGAAGTCACAGAAATGTGGCTACGCAACCACTTTAAGAACGCTACAGAACTACCTGACATTATCGGTAGTATTGTGCCAACTAGCCCAGAGTCACTCAGTGCAACTCAGGCATTAACTAAGTTTATTGACCGAGCCTTCTACTTCCTAGGTTCATTACCTGAAACTACCTTGGCTCGTCACCCATTGGCTCGTCATTTCTACCGGACTGACTATAACAATCGCCTAGATATTGCCCTATCCAGTAAGCGTATGCGCTTGCAGGACCCAAAGGCTGAGTTAACTGTAGATGAGATTAACAACCTACGCATGGATGTTGTTGAAAGCACCCGTAGGCAGGTTAATAAAACACTCTTTACCATCATCCGCAAGTCTTATGCTGGCGAAAAGATGCGCTACATCATGCCATTCTTCAACGCATGGGAGAACACAATCCGCCGTTGGAGCGGTATTGCAATGGAGAATCCTGCTGTTCTAGCCCGTGCCGGACAGGTTGTTTCTACCCTACGCAACCAACCAAATGTCTTAGATAAAGATGGAAACCCTACAACAGAGTTTTCATACGACAACAAAATTGTTCTTCCAATGTCACAAGGTTACATCAAGGCTGTAGAGAAGATTCCAGTATGGGGTAAAGGTATGGCAGATGCCATCCGAGCCACTGGTATGCAAGTTTCTATTCCAGTAAGAAGCCTTGACATCCTATTCCAAGGCGAATACTTGGCTGGTTTTGGTCCACTTGTTGTACTACCAGTTAACGAATTAGTTAAAGCAAAGCCAGATTTAGAAGATATATTTACATCATCAATATTGCCAGTGCTTCCATTTGGAACACAAGAAGGCACGCTGCGCCAGTTGCTGCCACCAGCAGCACAGAAGTTAGCATCCGTAGCAGGGCAGGATGAACTTTGGAGCCGTACATTTAACACTGTATACCGCTACGAGTTAATTAAATATAACCTTGGCGAGCGCGATGCAATGCCTACCTTAGAAGAAATCTCTAAGTTAACCAATGACTTCTATAAGGTTCGCATCTTGTCAAACCTTGTGATGCCTTTTGCTGCACAGTATGACTCACCATTAAGTTTCTACAGCAATCAATACCGCAAACTGCAAGATGTTTATGGGCAGGATGCCGAAGTTCTATTCCTACAGATGTACCCTGAGATGGGTCCAGCCTTGGTTAGTGCTTCGTATAATCCAACAGGTGCTCAGGCTTCACAGCAGGCTTTTAGAAACATTCAAAAGTATGGCGACTTAGTTAGTCAGGTTGGGCAATCTGCCCCTGAAATGATTGGCTTCTTGGTCAATGACCCTGATGGTAAGTATGACTTTTCTGAGGCTGTATACGCTTGGCAGTACGGCAATGCGCCAGTACCCGGCTCTACTGAAAAATTCCGAGCAAGGCGTGACCCGGCACAACTCAAGCGTGATGCCAATATCAAGGTGGGCTGGATTGAGTTCCGTAAAAACATGGACTTGTTGGATTCACAACTTGCAGCACAGGGCTACCAGTCCTACAACAACTCAGGCGCTGAGGAGTTAAACCTTCTTAAGCAGATGATGATTGCTGACCTATCACGGCGTAACCCTGATTGGCAGGCAGACTATCTCAATGTGGATAGAGGCAAGTGGATTTACCGCATGCAATCCATGCGTAGCATGCTATCAAACCAGCAATGGATGAAGGACAATGGTAATAGAACTGTGGTTCAAGCCATGGCTATTTACCTACAGGCTAGAAGCCAAGTGGCTCGTGAACTTGCCAATCGTAAAGCCTACGGCTTGCCATCAACCCTTGCAGCCAAAGATAACGCAGACCTAGATGGATTCTGGAACTCAGTAGTGAGCGAACTCAAAGAAGGCTCACCTGAGTTTGGAGATTTCTATAACCGCTTCTTACAAAACGACCCCGTGACCTTGGGATAGGAATATGACCAGAGCAGAGAAACTAAAACTTATTAAGGAAAAGTATCCTAATTACGAGAGTGTCTTTTCACAAGTTGAATTAGAAGATTTAATTCAAGAGTTAAATGACTCAGAAAAACTAGCATCCTTTCGTAAAACTGGTTTCACTCAACAACTAAGCGGTGAAGTTCCTCTTGTTGGTGGTGCGCTAAGAGGCGCTAAGGCTGTAATAGATGTAGCAAAAACTATTGGTAAAAAGAAAACTGCAGAAAAAGCAGCAGCCGAAACCGCAGCAAAAGCGGGTAAGAAAAAGAGTAAAGTAAAGACGGCTACTAAGGGTATCCTTGGTGTAGCCGGAGTTGCCACGGGATTAAATGTTGCTCAAAGCATATTTGGTGGTGATGGCGAAGGACAAGATGCCACAAGTACTGCCGTTCAAGACTTGCAATTAGCCACAGCAATGGCTGATGCGATGAACGCAGGAATAGACCCTAATGCCGTATTAGCCACTGCTGCTGGTCAGCAAGTAACTAGCGGTACCGGCATGCCAGACTTTGCATCAGTTATACAGCAATGGAAACAAGGCGGTTTTCCCGGTACTGGCGGAGTTTATATTGGCAAGCGTACCGAGGAAATTCCCGTAGCCAAGTCGCCAGATGAGGCTCGCACTATGGCTGCTGCAGGTAAAGCGCCAGTACAGACCGGCACTGTTTCGGAAAGCGATTGGATGAAGATGTTTCCATCTGACCCGGCTGGTTTGGCTGCTTGGAAGAAGCGCCTTGTTGATGCTGGTGTGGTTTCGGCAGATGCTGGATACGCTGACCTAAAAAGACAATGGGAGCAATGGGGTCAATTCTCCTCAGATGCGTACAAAAATGGAACTGAACTTACTCCTTATCAATTACTAGATATTCAGCGTGGACTATGGGGTGGCGGTGGAGGTAATGAGCCTTCATACAGCGTAAGCCTTATCAAGAAAGAAAACTCCCGCGTTCTTCTTCGTAAGTTTATGGAAGCAGAAACTGGTCGCATTATTTCTGATGAAGAAGCAGATTCCTTTGCTGACTTAGTTCGCAAACGACAACTTGCCAAGCCAACCAAAACTGAAACAAAAACAGTTAAAGGTAAGAAAGTCACAGTTACGACACCCGGATTCGGTGAGGCTGAGGCTGCAAAGATTGCAGAACAGCGTGCTATGCAAGACCCACTGTATCAAGAGTTTCAAACTGCCAATGTATTTGGCACCGCACTAGAGAGAGCATTGGGGGTTAGAGGCTGATGGCTAGACCAAGCAATGTAATTGATGGTGGAGGCGACCCATTTTCAAACAGCAGTGCGCCCTCTATGACAACATGGATTGTCAACCTTCTCAAGAATGAGCCACAACTCAAGGCTATCTACGATGCAGTACGCGACCCAATTACAGGCAAGTTTACTCAAACTGTAGACAACATTATAGACATGATTACCAGCAGTACTTGGTACCTTGAGAAAGGTCCAACTGTTGCTGGCAGAATAGCATCTCGCTATAAGTTTGGCGAGAAGTGGTATCAAGACCAAATCAATGAATATAAGATAACTATTTCTGGACTTGCCAATGGTATGGGTTTAGATGCTAATGACCCAAATATTGCCGAGTATCTCAATGGTCTTGCCGAGGCATCATTCCTAAACGAATGGGATGCCACCTACATTGAAAACTCCATCATTGGTAACTCTGAAATTGTCGGCATGGCTGCTGGTGGAATCTATCAAAACCAAGTTAAAGACATTGCAGATTACGCCAAACTTATGGGAATGGACCTAAGTAAGCAGACAATGACTGACTATCAGCGCCGTCTTATGGGTAGCGTAAACCCTGATGGTTTCCGTACCAGAGCCACTGCAGACCAAATTAAAAAAGAGATTGCCGATATGCAGGCTAAGAATTATGACTTCTTTGCCGATGACTTTGCTGCTGGTCGTACCCTTTGGGACTTGACTACTTTGCAGCGTAAGAAGTGGGCAGACCTACTAGAAGTAGATGAAGATACCCTTGATTGGAATGACCCGCTATGGAAAGACGGAAAGATTTTTTCTATGCTGGATGAAAAGACCGGCAAGATTGTACAGCGCCCTGCTTGGGAAGCAGAGAAGTTAATTAAGCAAGATGAGCGTTGGCAGTACACTGAAAACGCTACTCGTTTATACGAAGGGTTAGGCGCAAGGATGCTTAACAAATTCGGATTGGCGGCTATCTAATGGCTAGAATAAGAACTTCAAATTTAATTGATGGTGGCGGAGATACGCTTGGTGATATTGATGCAACTAAATTAACACCCCCCGCTAAAGCCATAGACCCTGTTACCGCTAGTCAGAATACTCTTGCTGCATTAGAGGCTTTACAAAAGCAACTTCAAGCAGACATTGCAGCATCTAAAAAACTTTCTCAAGAAAAGTCAGTAGAGATACCAACAATTGCTCTTGAGCAAGCGGTTGCTACTGGCGATAAAACTGGTGCAGTTAACGCAGCAAAGGCTGTGGCAGATGCACAAGGTGGAAGCGCAACTGATAAGGCTGCTAATGCAATTGCAGCAATTCAGGCTGCCACTCCACAGCCTACTCTTAATGCAGCCAACATTGCTCGTGGCGACCAGATTAAATGGATTGGTGGAGTAACTGGCTCTTGGCAAATTATCAAGGGTACAAATGTAGTAACACCCACAAGCACTGTTACTACTAATCCAGTTACCAGTAGTATTACCACGAATCCAGTTACATCTGTTTCTACTGTAACTCAAGCCGATATTGATGCTGCTGTAAATAAGGCTCTTGCTGCACAGGCTGCTGCATTTCAGGCACAACAAGAGGCTGCAAAGCAGGCTACTCGTACAAAGGCTAAAGATAAGTTAACAGCCATGCTTGCTGGTTGGAAGTTAGAAGGTTTGGCTTCATGGCTTGATAAACAAATCATGGCTGATGCTTCTGAAGAAATGATTTTACTTGGTCTTTATGACCAGCCTGAATATCAAAAGCGTTTTCCGGGCATGCAGGCTTTGCGTACAGCAGGGCGTACCATTACCGAGGGCGAGTATATTGACATTGAAAATAAAATGATTCAAACCGCTCGCTTCTTTGATTTACCTAAAGGTTTCTATGATGGACCTGAAGATTTTGGTAACTTAATTGGCAAGCAAGTATCAGCCAAGGAATATCAAGACCGCTTGCAGATTGGTCAAGATTTGGCTCGTACTCTTAACCCATCGGTTAAGCAACAACTTATAGATTTCTATGGCGTAGGCGAAGGAGATTTAACAGCCTATGTTCTTGATGCAGATAGAGCGCTACCCTTAATTCAGAAGCAGGCTAAGGCAGCACAGTTTGTTGGTCTTGGTCGCGCTGCTGGCTTTGCTCTTGGTGGCATTACTGCTCAACAAGCAGAATCTATTGCAGGTACTGAGTCTTATGCCAAACTAACCGAAGCGCAACTAAAGACAGCGCTTGGTCAAGCAGGCGAACTACGCCGTACACAACAGCGCTTAAGTGACATTGAAGGCATGACCTACAATGAACAAGAAGCGCTTACCGCAGTAATTGAAGCAAACCCAGAGGCTTTACTTGCATCACAACAAAGAGCACAGCGTGAAATTGCAAGATTTAGCCAACGCGGTGGAGTTACTGCTGGCTCGCTACGCGACATAACCGCAATATAAAGAATCCCCACTCTGACCGACCAGCCCAGAGGGGTGTACAAGACTGGTAGCAATAGCCAATTTGGTTTCCCCGAACCTTATTGTGGATTGCGAATACAACTAACAAGGGAGATAGGTAGATGGCTACCAATTACTACGATGACGAAGATGACGACACAACTACTGATGTTGTAGGTCAACTCCGTAAAGTCAATCGCACGCTAGAAAAGCGCGTGAAAGAACAAGAACAGGAGTTGGCAAATCTGAAAAATCAGACTCGTCAGCGTACTGTCAAGGATGTATTGCAGGCTAAGGGATTGAATCCAAAGATTGCTGCGTTCATACCACAAGACATTGATACCTCTGAGGAGGCAATCAATAACTGGGTAAATGAATATGGCGATGTATTTGGCATCCAAGCACCAGAAGAAAAGCCCGCAGAAAAGAGTCCAGAAGTCAAGGCTCAAGCAAGAATCAACAACATGGTCGCCACTGGCACTGCGCCAGATATTGACGAAGATGCTTTTGCAAAGATTGCTAATGCTAAGACTAAAGAGGACTTAGACATACTCCTTGGTTTGAATTAACTTATTTATTCATCAACCAATCACCACAGGAGGTGAACCTAAATGGCATACACAGACACATCGGCTCTCGGTGGTTTAGTAAAAACCGCTTATGACCGCTATGTTGAATTTGCCCTTCGCGCACAGCCGATGATTCGTGCTGTTGCCGATAAGAAGCCTGTACAACAGGCTATGCCGGGGTCATCCGTTGTATTCTCACTTTACAACGATTTGGCTGCTGCAACTTCTGCACTCACAGAAACAACTGACCCAGATGCAGTTGCACTTAGCGATGTTGATACAGTTTCCGTTACTCTTACTGAGTACGGCAACGCATCACTCGTAACTCGCAAACTCCAGTTGTTCTCTCTCTCCGATGTTGACCCTGCTGTTGCAGACATCATCGCATTTAACATGGCTGACTCTCTTGACATCGTGGCACAAACCACACTTCGTCAGGGCAACAATGTTATTTACTCCGGCTCAACCGCAACCAGCACCGCGACAATCTCAGCAGCAGCAACTCTTGATTCTGCTGACATCCGCAAGGCTGTTGCTAAGTTGCGCTCAAACAAGGCTGTTCCACGCGCTGGAAGCCTTTACTGGGTTGGTATCCACCCAGAAGTATCACACGACCTCCGTGCAGAATCAGGTTCTGTCGGCTGGCGTGATACCCACGCACACACCGATGCTTCACTCGGCAACCTATTTGCTGGAACCATCGGAACCTACGAAGGTGCGTTCTTCGTTGAGAACCCACGCATGTACTCCGCTAAGGATGGTGCAGACCAGACCGCGCTTGCTACCACAACTCCTACAGTTAATGGTACATCCGGTGGCTTCACTGTTGGCGTTGCTACAACTTCGGTTATCGCAACCCGCGCTGAGGTAGGCGACAAGATTGCTGCAACTGGTATCGCTACAGGTGCCAAGATTACTGCAATTGCAACTTCTGGTTCAACAACCACAATCACTGTAGATATTGCACACACTGCTGCTGTAACTACAACGATTACTGTAACTCCTGTTACCCGCGTATTCCGCACAATTCTTTGCGGAAAGCAAGCATTGGCAGAAGCCGTTGCTCAGGAGCCAAATGTAGTTATCGGACCAGTTACCGATAGATTGATGCGTTTCCGCCCAATCGGATGGTACGGCGTTCTTGGATGGAGCCGTTACCGCGAAGAAGCGTTGTATCGCATTGAAAGCGGTTCTTCAATCGCTGCTCTGTAGTTGATTGACTCTGCGGGGCAGGCATATTTGAAAAGTCTGCCCTTCGGGGTGAGTCCATTAGGAGGACCATGGCAAACTATTACTTCACTACTCCAACAGTAGATGAAACACCTGCCGGTGATAACATCTTGTTTGAGCGCTACAAGATAACCCGTGGCATATCTGTCTTGCGTTTAAACGGCGTATATTCCTCTTATCGGTATCCAAGCCAAACACAAACCTTGGCTGCTCAAGAGTATTACCAAGGCGGTACCACAACCCTTATTGACCAAACAACCCGCGATGCTCTAGTGGCTCAAGGGTATGGAGCGTACATAACACCAGCATGAGCCTACATCAAAGACAAGTACACCCTGAATTTGTAGAAGATTGCTTCGGCTGCAAGGTAAGTACATTAAATCTAAATGCCGGAGATGCTAACTCAAGACTATCTATGTCAACCCGTAAATGGGATGCAGAACTTAAGGCTTACAAAGATGCTAGAGCGCAAGGTATACAACCTGCTGGAACTAGCATGAAAAAGATTCAAGAAGCAATAAAGATTTCAGATAAAACAGGAAAGGCATACGGAGCATAGGAGGAATCATGGCTGCTCGCAAACCAAAGAAACAACCACAAAAGCGCGTTCGCACAGTCAAAGATGAGTCATACACAGAACTTGAAATGTACTGTATTTGGCTTAACGAGTATTACAACTCTTTGCTCAAGGCTGGCTTTAAGGCTGATGTAGCCCTGTCATTTGTAATGGATAAAGGTTCTTATCCAAGTTGGGTGTCATATAAGGCACCAACTGAGGATGAGATTAAGCGGATGCTGGATGAAGATGATGACGACTAACCCAATCATCCCAGAGCCACTGTGGGGACTGCCCTCTCCCACCATTGAAGATGAGGACATTTACGAAGATGAGGAAGAATAATGTGCATTGAGTGCAACTGCTTCGGAACTGTAACACCTTATGGTGTTGGTGGAAGAACCCCTACAGAACTTCCAAAGGCTCCTAATGTAGCAATGTATAACAAGCCAATCCAGCGTATTGGCGAAGTACCAGTAGGTATGTCATACAAAGATATGGAAGATGAGGACTACGACTAATGAAGAAAAAGGCTGCTGCTAAGAAAGTTAAGAAAGTAATGGGCGAGTACAAGCGAGGAACCTTAAAGTCTAGTTCCGGCGCTAAAGTTACAAAGCGTAATCAAGCCGTTGCTATTGCAATGAGCGAAGCAAAGATGGCTAAGAAAAAGAAGAAGTAGTGTCATCAGGAAAGTACAAGCCGTACCGCAAGTTTAACTCAGTGCAAATTAAAAATGGCATGGTGGTACGGCTTAATAAAAACGGCACAATCAGAGCAGTGTTAGGAAAGTACGGCGAATATGGCAAGCAAAAAGCGTGACCCTCGTTTAGCAAGGGCTGGCGTATCAGGCTTCAACAAGCCAAAGCGCACACCTAGCCACCCAACCAAGTCACATGTGGTGGTAGCAAAAGAAGGTAGCCAAGTAAAGACAATCCGTTTTGGACAGCAAGGCGTTACTGGCGATAAAAAGCCAACCAAGCGCCAAGCATCATTTAAAGCCCGTCACGCTAAGAACATTGCCAAAGGCAAGATGTCTGCAGCGTACTGGGCAGACAGGGTGAAGTGGTGAAAAGGAAAGCATTTTGGGACACAAAGAATCCGAAGCGTACATCTACAAAACTGACTTCTGCACAGAAGGCTGCAGCCAAGGCTCGTGCAAAGGCTGCGGGTCGCAAGTACCCGAACCTAGTAGATAACGCTGCCGTGGCTCGTAAGAAGAAGAAAGGCAAGTAATGGCAACAGGAGTGGCAGGAAGCACGCTAACCAGCGAGATGAATCGTCTAGCCAATGGTGGTACATACCCGGCTATAACCGCCTATAAAGCCCTTGTAGGGGCTGCTAACGCGTGGGCTGGCACTTCTGGTCTAGGACTACTTGGTGCCCTTAATATCAAGGCTAGTTCCACTCGCCAGCCAAATGACTATAAAGGTTTAAACGCCGTATGCAATGAGATTGCTGGTACCTCTGGGCTATCAGCCGTGGATGCCTTAAGGAGCATTGACCTATGAGTACCTTTGGACAACTAGCAGACCGGGTTGAGTCTGTGCTCCATGGCTATACGGAGAATACCGAGCCAAGCACATGGCTAACTACCAGCGCTACTAGCACTAGCACAAGCATGACTGTTTATGATGCTTCAGTTGTAGGGCGTGGCTATGTACAAATTGACGATGAAATCGTATTTGTTAACTCTACAGACAATGTGGCTAATACCCTGACTATCGCGCCTTGGGGTAGGGCACAGCGTGGCACTACTGCTGCTGCTCATAGTTCTAATGCCAAGGTAACAGTTAGCCCTACATTCCCACGGCAAGAGATTAAGAACGCAATCAATAACACAATTGACTCTATGTACCCAAGCGTGTTTGCCGTTGGCTCATACGACTTTGATTATGTAGCAGCGCAGTATTCTTACTCAATTCCATCGGCTGTACAAAATATACTTTCCGTAACTTATTCAATCGTAGGTCCATCAAAAGAATGGTTCCCCGCTCGCGCATGGCAACTAGACCGCACAGCAGATACCGATGCCTTCGCTAATGGCAAGAGCATTTCAATTTACTCAGAGATTGTACCCGGACAAACTGTACACATTGCATACAGTAAACGCCCAACGCTACTTGTTAATGATAGCGATGATTACGAAACAGTATCAGGTTTTCCATCATACTCAGAGGATGTAGTCATCTATGGCGCAGCCTTCCGTATGATTTCATTCTTAGACCCATCACGCCTTGGTCCTCAATCTGCTGCTGCAGACATGATAGATGGCGTGCGACCAACAGGCTCTGGGCAGAACGCTGCCAGATTCTTGTACAACATTTATCAACAGCGTTTAAACGAAGTGGCGAATAATCAACGCCGTCAGTATCCAATCCGTTCCCACTATCAGAGATAGGTAAAAAATGGCAGCAGGCGACCCCGGTTCACCAGCGCGGTACTACTCCTCAACCGCAGTAGAAACCTCGCTCCAATCATCCATCCCCGCACAATCACAGGGGCAGTCAAACACATCCTTTATCGTTGCATCGGTTAGCGGTTTCCCGTCATCGTTGCCATACACACTTATCGTTGACCCCGATACTTCTAAAGAAGAAGTTGTCACAGTAACTGCTGCTTCCAGCACGACTCTTACAGTAACCCGTGGTGCTGACAATACGCAGGCTGTGGCTCACTCAGCCGGTGCGGTTGTACGCCATGGTGTATCAGGTCGTGACTTCCGTGAGTCACAAGTTCACATTGCTGCTCGTGGTTACGACACAGATTCATCCATTCTTGCTACAGCAAACCAAACCCATGTTCACGGCTTGGCTACTGGCGATGGTGATGTAGTTGGTACCACTAAGACACAGACTCTTACTAATAAAACTCTTGCCAGCCCAACTATTACTGGTTCTGCTGGATTAGCAACAAGCATTGTATTTGAAGGTTCAACTTCTGATGAGTATGAAACTACCCTTACAGTTACAGACCCAACAGCAGATAGAACTATTACACTGCCTAATGCAACAGGTCAAGTAGTCTTAAGAGATACAACAGATACCCTTACTAACAAGACTTTAACAAGCCCAACTATTTCAGGCTCGCCGGTTATCACTGGTCTATCCAGCGCGGGCATGATTTCATCTTCGGCAACGCCAAAAGATTATGTAGATTCAATCCTTGGCTCTGCCACTGCTGCTGCTACAAGCGCAGCCAGCGCTGCAGTATCTGCCACTTCTGCTGCAACTAGCGCAACAAGTGCTGCTAATAGTGCAACTGCCTCAGCCAATTCAGCATCTGCTGCTGCAACAAGTGCAACTTCAGCAGCAACTAGCGCATCTTCGGCTGCTGCCTCAGCAACTGCTGCAGCCACAAGTGCAACAAGTGCTGCTGCTTCGGCTACTGCTGCTGCTACCAGTGCTACCTCTGCTGAAGCCTCAGCCACGGCTGCTGCTGCTTCCGTAGCAACTATTGCAACCTATGCAACTAGCGCAGCAAACTCTGCCACTGCTGCTGCAACCAGCGCTACGAGTGCAGCCAACAGCGCAACTGCTGCTGCTACTTCAGCAACAAGCGCTTCTAACTCTGCTACGGCTGCTGCGACAAGTGCTGCTTCTGCAGCCACATCTGCAACAGCCTCTGCCACATCAGCAAGTGCTGCAGCGACTTCGGCTACATCGGCTGCTGCTAGTGCTACGGCTGCTGCAACATCAGCAACATCTGCTGCAGCGAGCGCAACGGCTGCTGCTACTAGCGAAACCAACGCAGCAACCTCAGCCTCAAGTGCAGCAACATCAGCATCATCGGCTTTAACAAGTGCAAATAGCGCAAGCACTTCTGCATCATCTGCTTTAACTTCGGCTACATCTGCAGCAACATCTGCTACAAGTGCAGCATCTAGCGCTACTTCAGCCGAGGCTGCTTGGGACCAATTTGATGATAGGTACCTTGGTGCTAAATCATCTGACCCATCAGTGGATAATGACGGAAACCCTCTAGTTGCTGGAGCAATGTATTTTAATACTGCGCTTCCTGCCATGAAGGTTTATACAGGAAGTGCATGGCAGGTAGTAGCACCAGATACATCTAACTTCGTAGACAAGGCTCAGTGGACAGGCAAAGGCGCTCTTGTTTCAGCAAGCAGTGCTGGAGTTCTTTCAACCTTATCGGTTGCATCTACCAATGGCTATGTGTTAACAGTTTCATCTTCAACAACCTCGGGTCTTGCTTGGGCTGAGGTTGACTTGCAATCAGTAGAAATCAAGACCCTTATGGGTGTATTACTCTAGGAAAGGATACAGTAACTAATGGCTGTAACATCCAAAGTCCTCTTTAGAGGCGCAGCAGCAACAACAAGCACAACGCTATACACAACTCCTGCTACAGCAGTAGCGGTAGTAACTAACATTGGCGTAACTAATACAACCACCTCAGCAGTAACAGCAAGCATTTTGCTTGATGATGTTGCTTTGCTTTCGGGTGTATCAGTAGATGCCAAGACCTCTATCTTTATTGACCTAAAGCAAGTAGTAGATGCTTCTGACACCATCAAGGGTTCAGCCTCTACAACTGCTGTTAATTTCCATATTAGCGGAGTGGAGATAGCCTAATGACAATTTCACAATTTCCAATACCTGCTGGCGGTATTCCAACAGGTACAACTGCGGAAAGACCAGCCAGCCCTTCTACTGGTGATGTGTTTTACAATGGTACTTTAGAAATTCTTGAAATTTACAATGGCACTATATGGGTGGCTTGTTCCGCGCCTCCTGCTACTCCTGCTGTTTCATCAGTAACAGATGCTTCTTCTAGCGATGCGTGGTCATCTACTGGCGGAAAACTAACTGTTGTAATGGCTCCGGGTACCGGAGGTGGAACACCTAGCCAGTATAATGTTTTTACAACCGCAGCACCGGGAACCCCAACATCAACTTCATCCACAACAGTAACGCTTACTGGGCTTACTCCGGGGACTGCCTATACAGTTTATGGTAATGCTCAAAACAATTTTGGAACAACAGTTAATAGCGCTAACTTTAGCCCCGTAACGCCAACTACAAAACCGCAGGCTCCGACCATAGGAACCGCATCAACTAGCGGAGTTGAAGCAACAGTTACTTGGACATTAAATAGTAGTGCTGGTAAAAATCTTACTGCTATTACTATTACTCCATATAAAAATGGAACAACTGCAGGAACATCCCGAACTGCAGCAACTACAAGTTCTACATCGTATACATTTACGGATGGACAATTAGATGCTGGTAATTCATACACATTTAAAGTAAAGACAACAAACGCTAATGGAGATAGCCCAGAATCATCTGCTTCAAATTCGGTAACTATTCCGCTACAAGTAGATTTTCTTGTTGTTGCCGGTGGCGGTGGAGGCGGTTAT